TTAAGAACCGATAAATGCGCCTTTTCAGCCATTGAGTATTGTATTGAAACCCATCCCCTTTATAAAAATTCCAAGTAATAATGCGTTTAAAATAATCATCAGTTACCGTATAAGTATTGGCAGGAGATGATGTAACATTTTGCGAATATGCAGTTACATTATATGGTTCTGTGTTGTAAACACCTAAAGGCGATAATCCTGTTGGAGCAGATAAAGAAGGTCTTTGAATGCCATAAATTCCATAAGCTACCCAATCTAATAATACGCCCGAAATATTTGCATTTGTATATACAGGCAATTCAAGATTATTAAATGTATTTAAATAATTTTGAGCAGTATTATTGTAAGCAGTAAAAAATGCTTGCAAATAAGGCGTAGTATTATCATTTGAATATTGTTGATAAAGATAGCTTGGCAGAATTTGAGTTAGCATAATTATCCTTGAACAATCGTTACCAAGCCTGTTGAAGTTGAGAAGTAACTTTCAGGATCGCCATAAATCAACAATGTGCCTGATGCTGGAGCAGTAACAATTCCATTGATCGCCACAGAACAATTAATTTTAGAAATCAATGAAACATCTAAAATCGGTTCAACTGCTTTTTGGAACGCTTCTTGCAATTCAAATACGCTAATTGGCTGTCCTACATAAATTCCATTGATATATGAAACAATTGAAGGCGTTGCCAAAGATGCAATTGTTGTTGGTGAAACAATATTAGTCGAAATAGTATTCCAAGTAATAGTAATCGAAACTGTTTGAACAGGTGGATTTACAAATGTAATGCTGTAATTATCAGGATAGTCTGAAACTGTTACTGTTACATTACGCAAATTAGGTGTTACAACGCCACCGCTTGTATAAGCCCCATAACTTGATGTATTCACGCCAACGCTGAAAGTTGTTTCTGTTAATACTGTAATTGTATAAGTTGCGTTATAACCACTTGGCGTTACGCCTGCAATGTGTACTACTTGACCTGTTGAATAACCATGATTTAAGTTTGTTGTTACAACACCAGGATTTGCCGCCGTAAAATTAGCAACTTCTAAAGTTGAGCCAGTCAAAACAGAAATATCAGGAACGCCATTAAAAATTGCATTTGCAATTTGATAAGGATCGCCACCACCACAAATTACTTCCCAAGAGTTTGTACCAAGAACACGAACTGAAACCAAATTTTGTTGAACACCGCTTACATTCATTAGTTGTGTTTTTAAGAAATTTGGTGCGCCTTGAGCAGTTGCCAATCCAGCTTGTATAACTTGTGCTTGATAAGATTGCAACGATTGAGATGATGTGCCTGTTATGCCTGCTGTCAAATTAGTACAGCTTAAAGAATATCCACTAGGAACTGAAGTGACAAGTTGTGTCACAGTACCAACTGGAACAGCCCAAGAGCCTGAAGTTAATGCTAAACAATAGAGAGCAGGACTTTGCCCACTAGCACTAATAATGCCACCATCTTGAACGCTATATTGATAGTTACCATCACTAACAACAAAGCCAATAGGAATAACAAAACCAGCATTACCAGTAAAAGTAACGTAAACGGATGTATTAGAACCTTGACCTTGTTGTACGCCATAAACAGCTCCTAAAGGATAAAGAATTGCGGCATTGGCTGTATATGGACTAATTGAATTAATTAAATCAGCTTCAGCTTGGTCTATAACAACGACTGCACCTGCGGCAGTTGAAGCCATATCTTCAATTAACGAACCTGGTAGATTCGCAGTTAAACCAGGTGATAATGCAGTTGCCGCCGCAATTTCAGCATTTAATAAGTCAGTTGGTAAACTAGGAACTGCGCCTGCGGATGTAATTGTTGTCATATAAACCTCTAAGAAGCTACTGTACTATTGATTATAGTGCCATTTGTAAAAACCGCCGAAATATAATAAGTCGGCTGTGCAGATACTTGGCTTTTGGTTACAACTAAACTTGAAAAGTAAGGTGCATATTGGCTTTGCGTTCTTGTAATTGCTGAATCAGGTGCAATTTGTGTCATGACTGATTGTTCAGCAGGAATGCCATAATTCCCATAGAAAGGACTTTCGCCTTGATTCAAACGCAATGTTTGAGTAAGGGTTGCAAGCCAAATATAGGAAGTTTCAACAATCTCTGTCCAAGTTGCATTTCCGTTTTCATCAAATGTTCTACCATAAGTACGCATCTTTTACCCCTAAATTGGTGCGCCAGTATTACTGCCACCAGTTTGTACACCGCTATGCTCATGTGTACTGCCAATGTTTTTACCGTTATTAAATATTGTACCTGTAATATTAACAGTACCGCCACCACCGCCGCTAATATTAAATCCATCTTCACCTGTAATCGTGCCTTGTACAGTAAGATTGTCTTGAATGGTCACATTGCCATTATTGATATTTAAATTACCGCCATTTAAATTAATAGTAATGCCTGATGAATTTAGTATTAATGAACAATCACGATTAATTGTTGTTAGTTCTACGCCACCTGTTCCATACATAAATAAAATATCAGGATTAACGCTAAACCAATTTGTATTGCCAATAGGCACAAAAATAAGACCGCCTAAATTACTTGGATTGCTTAAAGGAGCTTTGCCTTTTCCAAGACCTGATATTCCACCAAGTCGAGTGCTTGCCGAAATACATACGCCTGTATCTCCAACTTGAATTGGCATACGAATATATTGTGGTTCAGCAATAGGACAAGTGACTTGAGGGAATGTAAATTCTGAAGGCAATAATTCAAAATTAACAGTAACCATTGAACCTTCTACAGCAATAACGGTACATGGAAGAATTAAGCCTTGAATATTTTGATTATCACCAACTTTTTGTTTTACAAAGTTGTTCATTGATACCGAAAACGGCGTTTTTTGTCCTGCGCTCATGATGGCGTTACTCCTGAAGGCAATGAAGCTGGAATTACGCAATCAATAATAGTTACCCAACTATTTGCATCAGATTGTCGATTATTTCCAACATGACGGATTCTATTAATCATAAATACACCTTGAAACGAAATATCATTTCTATTTTGCGAGTAACTATTGACCACATTAATAACAGGCGATGATCTAGGAAATGAAATATATTGACCAACATTTAAATCGCTTCTCATGACTAATTTAGCTTGAATAGTAGAAACATCAATCCAAGTTAGATTGCCAATAATGTCAGTATAATTAATATTGGTTTTTTTGGCTTCTTGCGTTCCATCAGAAATAATAAATCCTTGATTATTATAGCCAATTGATGCGCCCAAATAATTTGGGTCTGAATTTATCTGTTTGCTGATTTGATTTACAAAATCAGAAAATTGAGAAAGATTTTGATAATTGCCAGCTTGATCTTCTGTGTAAACCAAATTTGGACTATAAGAACCAAATATTTCTAATGTTGGATATGCAATATTTAATGAATTTCTAACTGCTTGCTCTAAGGTTTGTCCTTGTTGCCAATTAAAATAAAAGTTAGATGGATTTTCAGGAGCGGCAAAAGCCAATCCTGCAATAATAAAATCTAAGCTAACTTCAGTACCTTGCCAATTACCAAAACATTGAATGACAGTTCCGTTAATGACTTCACCTTTTTGATTTGGATTTGCAAGTGGCAATCCTGCTGACATACCTACAGCAATAGTTATTGTGGCATTTACAAAGTTTGCTGAAGCATTTAGATCAGTAAATGAAACACCGCTTATTTTTAAATAGCCATTTTGTGAAGGCTGATGATACCAATTCTGATATACATCTAAATCAATCATCAATGCTGAACCATTATCACTACCATTAGCATTTAAAGTTGTATATGTAATAGGCGTAAATGTTTTTTTTGATTCAGAACTAGGGCTAATTGTGATCGTGTAATACCGCATTATGGCGTAATCTCAAAATTATTACTTGATACACGATATACAAGCGTTGAAGTAAAAAAGTACCCAAATACTAAATTGATTGAATAATCATCAGGTGAACCGATAATTGGTCGATACATAATCAAATTGCGATAAGAATCATAAATTGAAATATAGTATCGTTCACCATAAACATTCCAAGTGACTATCGCAACGTAAGGAACTCCATCCAATGTTGGCTGGAATTGAAAATTTGATAGCGGCGATGGATTAAAGTTTATTAATGTCATGATACATTCGTATTATAGAAGTTTGGATAATTAGGCGGTGTGCTATTCCAGCCTGCCGTTCCACCAATATTAGTTGGCGTTGGTTGTCCATTTTGAATTTTATTCATAAGATTTCCCAACACTTGTTGTGCCGCTTGTTGAGTAATTAATGGCTGAACAAAATCCCATTGATAAAGTGATTGTACCTGTTTATTGCTAGGTTCTGTTACATCACGAATTGATGTAAGCAAACAGTTATTATATGTGTATGCTGGCGTTACAACGACAAAAGAACCGCCTTGTAATATGTGAGTATCAAGCTGTGCTTTTATTGCGGTAATAACTGATGTTTTTAATGGATAGCCACCATTATTTTGCGCTGGTGCAATCATTAGCATACTTACTTTTAAAGGCTGTTGAATGACTGCATTTGCGGCAACAACTAAACTAGCAAAAGGATATTCAGCAACTTGCCATTCTTCCAATGTGCTATTTGGCAAAGGTTTGAATAAGGCAAAATAATTTTGATTGTCTTGATAGTATTGTTGAAATAATGTTGCTATTGGCAATACGCCATCAGGATAATTTGAAGCAATGCCGTTTTGCAAAATAATAGGCGTGATTTCATTGTTGTATGAAAATTGTATTTGTTCTGTAGTTATCATGAACCTTGACCCCCAGGCAACGCATGAGCAGTAGCAATAGCATTGCCGCCTGTATTATTTTGAACAAGAACTTTAACTTGAGCAGGCGTAAATCTATCTTTTCCGCTTTCCATCTTAGAAATTGCTGATATAAGCGCATAAAGAGTTTCAGGATTTTTACTAAAATCAATATGCTCATTTGCACCAACGCCAGCACTTTTTGATGCTAAAGCAATATAATTTTTAACTGATTCAGCACTATTTTCAGCCCCAACAGGCGCATAAAGTTTAATAATGTCTGCAATAGTATCAATCTTTTTATATCCAGCGGCTTTTGATTTGCCTGTGTCATATAAATTTAATTGAGTTGCAAGAGCTTGAAGTCCTGCTTGATCGTTAGCAAATTTAGCAAAGCCACCTGCGCCCAATGTTGCGCCTTGCTGTCCAACATATTTAAGATTACCAGGGTTAAAATTGCGTTCAGCTAAAGATTTATTTTTTCCAAATAATTCTTGAGAAGTAGGAATAATCCCCCATTCTGCCAATTTTTTAATTATTTCATTGGGTTCTGTAGTTTTTTGAATAACAATTGGTGTATTGGCTGTTTTTTCTGCATTTTCAGAAAACCATTTTGATGGATTTTTTAAAAAGTTAGCAGTCCAAATAACAGAATCAACTAATATTCCTAGCGCAGTTTTTACTTTGCCAACATTAGTCAAAAAGTCATTGAAATCTTGTTTGAATTGTTTGCTTCCAAGATAAGTAACAAAATCTTTTATTCTTGTAGCCAAATCATCAATGAGTTTTTTTACATCATGATTTTTAAAGAAATCATCAATTAATCCAGCCATTACTTTTGAAAACTTCTCAAGCTGTGGCGTTAATGGTTCAAGACCTTTAATTAATGATGTTTCAATTGAGTTCCCTGAGCGTTTTAATTGTATCCAAAAGTTTTGCCAAGCATAACTAGCCGCATCATCAATAGCTAATGATTGACGGTCTTTTTCATAATCTGAAATAGTTTTCTTTAATTCTTGTTCATTTAAAGAAGATAAACGGCGCAATTCTTCTAAGCTAAAGACTTGAGTTAATCCCAATGCTTCAGCATATTGTTGCGTTTGACCGCCTGCCTTAAATTGAGTGATTGCACCACGAATAATGCTTGGCAATAATTGAGCAATATCTTTTCCTTCGGTATTGCCACCAGCCAAGCGATTAATGATTTGCCTACGACTTAAGTCGCTTCTAATGTCGGCAATGTTTGATAATGTACCTTGAACATCAAGATAACGACTGAAATTGACATCAGCCGCTCTTAATTCACCTGTTGTAATTCCAAGACCTTGCGCTCTTTTTCTAACGTCACTTGTACTTTCAGCAAGTTTTCCAAGACCAAAGCCAGTAAATAAACTTCCTAGAGCAAGCCACTTTGCAATTGAAATCGCTCCTGAAGCTAAATTCAATGCAATCTTGCCTGTGGATAAAGCTATATTCTTAAACTCATTGCCAGTATCTTTGAGAGCTTTTCCCATGTCCTGAATTTTTTTATTAACTTTGTCATTGTCAGGAATGCCTTTGCTCCACCGACTGTTGACATTATCAATATCTTTAGGAATGGAAGCAAGAGCATCACGAAATTTGTCAAATTCAGCTTTAAATTTCTGAAATTTCTCGTCTAAAACATCTATTTCTATGACGCTTTTCGTTGCCATAACTCGCTCTTTATAAAATATTGGATTTAGTTAAGTGTCTATTCCTGTATTCTTCAGCATCTACCCACTTTCCTTCATTTTCTTTAATGAAAGTACCAAAGCCACCATTGCTCAAATAATCTAGGCAATCACCGATGATGCCTTTTTCTTCTTTGTAATAGGTTCTTCTTTGGTCGATGTCGTTAAACCAGTTAGATACGCCGTACAATCCGATGATGTAAGTTCCCACCCTCTTAATGATCCCGCCATCTCCAAGAAAGAATTTTTCAATTCCTTCGGGGCTACTTTGGAGATTGCAGTAAAAAAAACCAAAGAGCTGATAGCTTCTGATTCTTCATCTTCATCTAAGATATTTTGTTTCACAGCAACATCAAATGGCAACATTTGCCATCCGTTTTCGCCTGATACAAGTACGTTAGTCAATCTTTTAATTTCGTTAATCAAGCCAAAATTAACGCCATCTCTACCTTCCCAATTGCCGTCAGCAATAGAAATTGATTTCAATGCTGGATATGCTAATTGTGGTGCAGATAACGCCAAATGTGCGCTACTAACTCCATCAAAACATTGACTAAATACTTTTCCTATTTGTAGGTAAAACTTTTCAAAAATCTCCCTGCCAACGGATACAGAATGAATAAATACTGTACCGCTATTGGCAGTTTGAATTTGCATTACAAGGTTCAAATTTCTGTCGATTCGCATCACGAAATCTCCATAGAAAGTTTATAAATTAAGAAGCCGCATACAAATCAGCATTAATTGAGTAAACGCCGCGTAAACGAACGATTAAACCTGCTTGTTGACCGTCAAATGCTACTTCTTGGATTGATTGTAAAACGCAATTATTTAACTCAAATGGTGATAATGTCACGCTGTCAGGATAGATAGTTACAGAACCCATTGTAGTGTTTACTTCAATTTGAGTTTTGTAAGCATCAGCCAACGCTTGAGTTCTTAAAAGGTGCATTGTCACAGTACCAAAAATATATGGTTCAGGTGATGTTACTGCGCCTGTAAGAGTATTAATCAATAGTGATGTATCACCATCGAAAGCTAAACTAATTGCTTCTTTTGATAAATATGGTGCGGTTACATTAAGTTGAGGGTAGTCAGCATAAACCACATTAGCTAACAGCCTATTTAACGTACCTTGCACAACTTGTGGATTTGACATCTTTTATTCTCCTAGCTTGGGATGTTAGAGGCTGTTAAATAAATGGTAATAGATGAGAAGCCTCGTTGTGGCACAAATGTTAGGCTCAAGCCTTTATATGTACCTGTTGAGTAATCACCTGGGTTTTCAGCAACATAAGTTGAGAAAGAAACAGCAGAAACAACAGCAGGAGAAAGAACCAATCCAAAAGCAATCGCATTATTAACTGTAGCTTGAGCAACCTTTTGTAAAGAGTTGATACCAGCTTGGTTGTAATACAACGGATTTGTTGAATTATTTGAACCATTAATAATGGCATTTGCAAGAGCTTCTTGTTCGTGAATTGCAACCCAATCAACTGAATACCAGTAATTAAATGGATTTAAGTCCATGAAAGTACCGCCTTCAATTAGAGTATTGCTAATACCGCCTTGTGCGCCTGTGCCAATCCAGTTCACGCCTGCCGCTAACAATTGAGTTTGTTGCGTGTTAGTGAGTGTTGAATAAGCGGTTACTGAATAAACAAAAGTGTATTCCATTGGAGAAGCCAAATTACTTGCATTTGGGTCGTAACTTAATGCAGTCCAAAAGATTGATGCCGCACTAAATTCAGTCAATGGTGCTGAAGGGCTTTCTACTGTTGCTAGAACTGATTTAATACCAGCCCAAGTGCTGTAAGTTGCAAGTGTTGTAGTAACGTAAAAATAAGTTTTTGCAGTTGTACCTTCAAATTCTTTTGCAAAGCTAATTGCTGTTGCTTCTGTATCCCATTCTGAAGGTAACAAGTACGCATAGAATTGGAAGTTAGAATTAGTGATGAATGTATTTAATGCAATTACGCCTTGCGCTGGAGTACCAGCACCTAATTCAAGCACATAAACTGGAACAGTTGAACCTTGAGCAAAAAATGTAGTTCCCATTGCCGCTAATTCTTGCACATCATTCAAAGTAAATTTTGCGCCTGTTACTGTTGCAGAACCAGGGTTACTTGCCAACGGATAAGTGAAAGTATTAGTTCCAGTCGCAGTACAAGAGAATGTGCCATCATAACCAGTTGGGCTAATTCCAGCGATAACGCCTAAAACTGTATCACCTGAAGGAATGCCGTGTGCTGATGCTGTGGTTACAGTAACAACGCCTGTTGACCATGTAGCTGAACTAATAGTGACTGATCCAGCAAGGATTGAAGTTAAATCAGAAAGCTGTGTTAAAAGTTGATAAGTACCTGTCGCAAGGGTTGTACCGCCTTGAGAGATAAATGCACCTGTTTGTTGTAGCGTATTTGGTGCTGGTGCTACTTGTTGTTTGACAACAACATTAACAATATTTGGCATGATGCCCCCTTTTAGTTGTAGCTAACTGAAACAACTTGACTTGTACCTGTTTCAACAACAATTCCGTTTTTGCATGGGAAATCGAATGTATAAACACCAACTGCTTCAGGAATAATTGCAACCAAATTAGCTGTTGCCGCACCTGCGATTGATGCTGAATCGTAAATTGCGCCATTTGTTGAACCTGCTACGTTTACGTTTACTTTAACAATACGACCTTTAGTTGCTTTAACCAAAGTGTTTGCAGAAACATTAAGAACTGAACTGATGCCTTGACCTGTGATAAGTGCGCCATTAATTACTGCTGGTTGACCTTGACCGACTGCCATGATGTAACTCCTTTAATTAAAAAATCTTACTTCAAACTTCTGTTATAGAGATAAACGCAGATTCAATGAGCTTCCTAGCAATATTGTTTACTGTCGTTTGGTAATAGCTGACTTGGAAAGTGATTGTTTTCTTCATCGCTATAATGCCAAGTTCAGATTGCGTTAATTTGTCATCCTGAACAATAGGCATATTCATTAAGCCGATATTATCTGTATTTATACTATAATTCAATACATAATTCATGAAATTCAAGGCTTCATTATTACGAGTTCCATAGATAGTAATTTTCACAGTATCGCTTGTTAATTGATAGGGATTTGATTCTGAATCAAGCAACGGAAATTGCTGTAATGCAAATGTTTTTTCAGGATCAATGTGTATTGTTGCATAAGGCGGTGGTAAGTTTTGACCAGCCAAAAATGAAGGATAAACAGGGAAAAATTGATTCAAGGTTAGCCATATTGGAAGGCTATTTGAAACAACAACGCTAGTTGAATCAAATCCTGTTAAATTATCAATAAGCTGAGTGTCCATAACGGAATAAAGTGCATCACCACGATAGTGATACAAATCAGCTTGCTTGTAATAATTATCCCTACGACTGAATGCAAAACGCAATCCTTCGTAAGTAGCTACATACATTAGATTTGGATTAATTAAATTAAAATCCTGAATTAGATTTAATGATGTAAAAATGACATGATTGAATGCAGTTGTTCTATCTTCTAATTGTTGAAGATCAGTTGCAAAATGGAATGAACCTTGTGCGGTAATTGTGTTTGGTGGCAGTCCTGTACCTGCATTATTAAATTCACCAAAGCCATAAGTCATTGCATTGTAAATAGCAGATTGATTAAGCAATGAAGCATTAACCCAAAATACATATCCATCAAGAGGCAATATCAATTTTACATATAGAGTAAAGACAACTGTTTCATTTGCCGATAACGTATTTACGCCTTCAGCTAATCCAGCACCTAATTGCGGCTTCGCGCCTGATGTTTCTTCAATGGTTGCCACAATTACTCCTTAACCCAAACTTTTAAAGATGCTTGGAAAACACCTGAATAAATAAATGATGGTCGTCTTGCGCCATATACTTTTTTAAACTTTTGACCTTTTCTTACCTTGCTAACATTCTTACCGCTTTTTGTTCGTAAAGATAATCCATCTAAAGCGGCTTGCGTAGGCACACCAGCAACGCCCAATCCAGCCATTTCTTCGTGAGTGATATAATCCTTCAACCGCTGTGTAATATCTTGTTCAGCTTGCTTAAATGAGTTTTGCGGTGCATTGCCAGTTATCATGTACGTTTCTAATGATCGAGCAAGAGAATTGCCTAAATCATTAATGATGTCTTTTGCATGAGCATCAACAAATACAGAAAATAATCCATATTTATTTTCTAGCTGTTGTCCTACTCCATAAGTGGTATTGCCTTCAGGTTCAGGAACGTCAATAACTCCCAAACACAGTTTCATTAAGTCAATCCCCACAAAGTGCCAATGGTCTGCATGAAGGATGTCGCCTGCCTACCATAAGGGTCTTTTAAGCGTTGCAAATCAAGCAATGATAAATTAGATAATCCGACAGGAACGGTAATCCCTTCGGATGTGGAAGCATCTGCGGCACTATTAATCACGCCAGCAACAAAACTATTGATTCCATAACTTGCTCTTGCTTGAGCAAAGAATGTTTGACCTGAAATGTCTTGTTGGAATTGTAGTAATAGAGAGCCTGCATAGTTATATACAGTTAATGTATAAATGTCAGGACTAGCAAGATTTAATTCACAAGGAACTAAATCCATTGCTACTTGAAATGCGTAAGAATAACCAATGTCAGTTGGTGAAATAACAATTGATGTCAGCCCCATTACATTCTGCGACCATGTAACAAAACCTGCGAGGGTTGGTGGGCTTATAATAGGGTCTGACATATTGTTCCTCTCAATTATTTTTTAGCACGACTGCGACCTCTTGGAGCAATACCTTCATGGATTACTTCAATTTTTTGCTCAAATTTTTCATCGTTATCAGCGGCATTTTTCTTTTC